CTAGGGCTTGTTCTTGGCCAACAGCTCGGACTTCTTCTGCCCGCCTGCCGTGCTGCCAAAGTAGTAGGCGATGATCGAGCTGAACGTACCGCCCAGGGTGCCCAGCAGGATATAGATGGGGTCCTTGCTGCGCTCGGGGATCTCGGCGAAGACCATGAACGCCAGCATCGTGAAGAAACCGGCCGTCACCAGGTAGGCCAGGATGCGCGGCGTCCAGTCCATGACGGAAGTCTCCCGGTGCCGCGCGTCGGCACGGTCGTCAGCGGCGATCTTTTCGAGGTCCGCCTCGTTCTTGAAGCCCATTTCGGCCATGCGCGCAGCGAAATCCTGTTCGGCCTTCTTCAACTGCAACAGGGTGTCTGGGCTGGCGGTGGCAAGCTTCTTGGCAATCTCAGCGTCTGAGGCATCCGGCCCCAGGCCCAACGCTGCAGTGATCGCCGCCACGGCGCCACCCGCAAGCGGGCCGCCCAGCGCAGTGGCCAGCATCGGCGCCAGGTTCCCCAGCGCGCCCTTCCAGTCGAAGTTCATCAGATATCCCCCGCGGCATACCGCATATTCTTGACAACGCGCCGAGACCAGCCTTTGCCAAAGCTCTGCCAAGTTTTCAGGTCGGTGTAGAACTGCTCGCGCTCGGCGTTGAACAGCAGCAGGATCACCGCCGCGTTAACCGAGGCCACCGCCGCCAACGTCTTGGGGCCGATGATCCCGTCATCCGCCACGCCCGCGGCGCGCTGAAGAAGCTTTGCTGCTTGGCTGGTGCCGTGGTTCACCGCCGCGTCGAACACCTGAAACGCCACCGGGAACGGCATGCTGTCGGCTTTCACCTTGTCCCAATACTGCGCGCGGTAGATGGCCTTGGCGGTGTCCCTCGGCAGGTCGCGCATGGGCCCGGCGTACCCGCTGGCGCGCGCGACCGCGATGGTGATGCCCCACATGGTTTCGCCGCCGGGGTCGTCCGGGTGATTCACATACCCGCCCTCGTGGCCGATGAGGCGGTCGAATGCTGTGTCGAAGGTCTGTTGCATCTATTCACGCTCCTGGGAACTTGAAACATCCGAAGCCCCCCCTTTTTTGACCATCTGGTTGATGAGCTTCCGTTCCCAGTCCTTGCGCTCCCCGTCCTTCTTGATCAGCAGCACGTCGGTCTGGATCAGGTGCACGCTGTTTACGACCTGCTCCAGCTTGTCGACGCTCTTGTTGGCGTACCACCAGTAGCCGCCGCCCATGAAGAGAAGGACCGCCACCGCGGCCCGCATGGTCGACTTGAAGCTGACCATTTCCCGCTCCAGGAATGAAACCCGGCCCTCAAGGTCTTTGTGATCCATGTCCGCCCCTGTCACGGCACCTTCACCGGCACCAGGTCGTCATCCGAAGACGTGCCGGGGATCATGGCCAGAATGTTCGCGGGGTCGTCCAGCAGCACCTGCGGGCCCGGCAGTACCGTGCCGTCGTCTAGCTCCGCGGGGATGAAGCGGCCGCGGTCGCCCACGATGTAGCCAATCTCGTCTCGAAAGCCGTAGCCGCGCGCCAACCGGATGTTGAACAGGTCGCCAGGGCGCGGCACATAGCAGCGCACCAGCGCGCCCGCCAACGGTGAGTCGGCGATGATGCGCAGGCTGCCGGTGGCAACCAGCACGATGCCCCGGCCCGGCATGATGTCCTCGGGCGCCAGGGCGCTGGCCAGCGTTTCCACTTCGGGGTCGGTCGCATTGCTCGTGCCGCGGTAGATTTCGTCCATGCCTCTCTCCTATTGCAAGCCCTGGAAGCGGCACCGGTAATGCGCCGCCAATGTGATGGTGAAGTTGGTGCCGATGTCTGCGGGCGCGAGGCCGACAAGGGAATTGTTTGAGGCCAGCTGCTTGTACAGGACCATGTAATTCGCCTGGGGCGGAATGGCGGCCAGCACTCTATCCGCCGAATTCCAGGATCCGCCCATTCCACTGGTGACCATCACCTGCACAAGCTGGGTCTGGTTGCTCATGGATTGATAGGGGACACCTGAAATTCGAAGGGAACCAGCGAAACCGGATTGCCCGGTAAGGTTGAAACTGCCATTCAAATGGCAGATGTTCCCAATCCGTGTGTTAGTCCCCAGCTGAGACACGTACGTTCCGGTGCCGGTAGTCGTCGTGCCAGTCAGCGCCGGAACGTAGTCGAGCTCGTCTTCGTGATACTGGCGGAAGTACGTCCGATCGGAGCCCACCATCAGCCCGTACCGATACGGGAACAGATTCGCGATGCTGAGTCGCACCAAGCGCAACTGCGCGCGCATGAAGGTGGTAACCGGGTCTGCGGTCGTGTCCGTGGTGTCCACATAGAAGCAGGATCCGTCTTCGAACATGATGGGCGAGTGGTACCCGCCCGAGCCACTGAATGCGGGCCCGCTCTGGGAAACAATGGTCCAAGGCGTGTAAAGGGTGCTGGCGATCACCGCATCCCTGAACGCCCGAATTTCGCGAATCGACGTCGTCACCCAGCGGATGCTGCGCGGCGTCACCCCACGCTCTGAAAAGCCCATCAGCAGCGAAGGCGTTCCCCTCGAATTGAACGCGTGCAGGACCGGAGCAATGGTATTTCCCGTGATAACCCGGTCGAAATTCGCTGCCGTGCCAATCTGCGTCCACGATTCGCCACCATCCTCCGTCATGGCCGTAGCGAAATCACCGCGCGCCACTGCGAACCCGAGCTTTGCATCGAAGAAGGCAAAATCGGTCTCGGTGTTGGCGGCGTTTTGGAAGATGTCGGCGCCCCGCTGCGGCATCGTGTCGAAATTGTCGTCGGAATAGAACATCCCGACAGGCACCAGCGTGGGAGAGGTGCGACGGTAATCCGCAAACGCCATGCGGTAGCCGCCGCCGATCTTGGGAATGCACTTGATTGCTGAGCAATAAACCCGCGCATAGTCTCCGGATGCTTCGAAAAAAACCCCGCGCTCAATCCAAGCCGGGTCGCCATCGGGCGTCGTGGCCGCCCCGCGGTGATCGTTGATCAGCAGGCGATATTTCGTGTTTCCAGTGTCGCGGCCCCATTGGGCAGACGGAGGAGGGATATCGCTGACGACCACGGCAATACGGCCGGTCGGGGTCACGCCGATATGGCAATCAAATACCGTACGGAAGGGGTTAAACCCGGGGTCAGCGGGCAGAGGGAGGCAAATTACCTGCTCGTTTTCCCACTTTCGACCGTCCCGGCTATTGACGTAGATGATCTTGCCTTCAGGATCTACCGCGTTTGCCTCAGTCAGACCGCCATAGCCGTGCATCTTCCCGCGGCTGTACACCATGTGATAGATGCCGTCAGGTGCGCGGACGATGCGCGGGCTGTGCCGGTACAACGATTCGCCCTGCGAGTCGACATAGGGCGTGTAGTCGTTGTCCGAATAGGTGATTGCCGGGTTGAACTCCGTCGCTTGCACGGCAGGTTTGTCGAACAGGTGACGAATACCCTCCACCTGGTAGGCGGCAGAGGAAATCGGGTACTCGATCTCCGGCGAGTATCCGATCATTCCTAGCCCGAGCGTGGCGCTGTCAGCGCCGGCCAAGTCCTCTCGGAGCTTTTTATCGACCGCGTCAATGTCTCCAGGAGTCGCAACGCCGGAAACATCGTCCTGCGACCACACCGCCGCATCATTCTTGTCACGCAGGACGAACGTGTACGTCTGGCCCGTCAGCAGGTAAATGATCGCTACGCCGGAGGCATCCAATACAATCGGATTCGTATTGGCGGCGCTTTGCTGCGCATCCTGATACGTGGGCGCCGGCGTGGTGGTCTTGTTCCGGTAGGTGTAAAGCTTGGCGCCCACCATGGGGCGACCGAAATCATCGATGGCCTGAAAGCGGGGCAGAATGTAAGTCGCGACGGCCATTTCTTGACCTCAAAAAAAAGCCCCGCACGGGGCGGGGCAATGTGGATATGAAAATTCTTCAGACGATCTGGAAAGCAACCGAAGTCGAGCGCTACGGCTTCAGGGAGTGGTGGACCAACGGGTCCGGCGGTGAGCTTCGGTTTATCGGGTGGGGGCTGATGGTGATCGTCTTGCCGGTAGTGCTGATCGGTTTGGCCGGTTTCTTCGTCTATTCCTTCTTCCCCTGATCATTCCCGCGGCACCAGCCCCTGTAGGCCACCCAGCACCGCGGGCATGTCCAGTTGGGTCGGCCGCGCCAGCCGCATCAGGGCATTCGGATTGGTCAAGGCACGGCTCAGCAGATTGGTGCCCACTAGGCCGGCGCCTAGCGCGCCCAGGGCCGGTGCGTTACCAGTGAACGCAGCAAGCGCGCCGGCACCCAGCAAGGCCTGGCGCGCGGCCGCCGGGCCCGATCCGGACGGGTTCGCCAGATAGCGCGAGCCGTCCCGGATGTTGGTGGACACCTTGGCCAAATTTTCCAACTGACCTAGCAGCTTCGGATCGTCAATCCGCCCGAACAGCGTCTCGCGGGCCTGAGGCGACAGCCGATTCCAATTCGAAAGAAAGGTCGATGTGCTGAAGACGTCGCCGGCTTCGTTCTGGTTGCCGACCGTGGCGCGGCCCATGCGCTGGATCACAGCGGCGGCCAGCTCCCGGCGGTTCTCCTTCGGGATGGCGCTGACCACGCGGCGCAGCATGGTGTCGCCGTCCTGACTGCCAGCAATCGCGGCGTTGAATACCTTCTCCGGGGTGTCCCGGCCGGCGATGCTGGCCAGATCGTCCAGGCGCCCAACCTGATCGCGGGTGAACTGGTTTGCCCAGCGCCACGTGTCATAGGCTTCCGGGCCTGCGCGTTCGGCGGCGTCGCCGAGGTCGTCGGACAGGGCAGAATACACCGCACGCCACTTGTCGCGCGGAACGTCAGACGTGAAATTGGTGTTGTCGATTTCCTTGCCCACCAGCGTGCGCAGCTTCTTGATCGACTCGTAAGGCAGTGTGGACGACCGGCGCGATGCCTGCGCGCCATAGGCGGTCATCCCCGAATCCAGGTCCGAAAGGAGGGCATTCTCGATACCCTTGATCCTGCTGTTCTTGAACATCTGGCTGAGCGCGGGCGCGCCGTCGATGTCCGAGTTCAGCGCGGCGAGGGCCTGCCGCGTGCGGTCTACCTGCACCGGCGCGTTCTGCGGTATGTAGTCGTCCAGGCGGTCGTAAAGCTGCCCTTGCACGCGCTTCACGCCCGCCTTGAACCCTTCCAGCCCGCGCGTGACAGCCTCGCCCGCCTCCAGAGCCCCGGCGCGCGGCGACAGGCGGCTGACGATATTGCCCACTTCGCTGGCGATGTCGTCTACCTGACCCGCGGCGCGTGCCGCCATGACACCAGCGCCACCCGGCGACTGCGACATGACCGTTTCCAGCCCCTGCAACACGGGCCGCTCGGTGGCCTGACCCAGCGTCGGGGTGGTGCCGGCGCGCTGGAACTCATCCAAGTTGCGCGCCACCGTCTGGCGCCCCTGTTCTCCACCTCGCAACAGGCCGCGCGTCGCCGCTCCAGTTCCGTACAGTACGGCCGGCGCCACCAGACTACCAGCCAGGCCGGCAGCCAGTTGGCCGCCGGCGCCCGCGCCCTCTTCCCGCGCCACGCCGGCCGCGCCCGCGCCAGTAGCCGCCGATGCGACCTGCGTGCCTACGCCAGCGCCGAGCTGACCGCCTATGGCTCGGGTCAGCGGCGCGACTGCATTCTGCGCCAGGGACTGGCCGATCTGTGCGACTGATCCAGCGCCCGCCATGCCGCCGGCGACATCCTGAGCCACGCGCTCGACGGTGTTTTCAGGTTCGGGCAGGCCCACGGCCGACAGCGTCGCCCCAACGTCGGCAGGCGGGATGCTGGTTCCGAACAGCGAATTGATGCCTGAAATCGCCGCGTTCGTGCCCATCGAGGCCAGGCCGGTCGCACCGGTGACGCCAGCGCGCGCGGTCAGCCCGATCTGGCGCCCGATGCGGTCCAGCATGCTGCGTTCTTGCGGCGGCGCACCGGCGGCAGCCGGGTTGGATTCCTGCGACATTTCGATGCGCATGACGCCGTCCGGCCCGCGCGCCACCTCCTCGTCCTGCGGCTGGGCTTCAGAAGCCTGCGCGCTCTGCAACCCAAGATGCTGGAAAATCTCAGCATCTGAATATCCAGCTTCACGAGCGCGCGCCATGCGATCTGCGAAACCTTGGGATTGACCCAAGTGCTGCATGATCTCCGCATCGGAGTACCCCGCTTCCCTTGCAGTGCGAACCTTACTTCCAAAATCAGGTGCAGATGCTGCTTGAGCAGATGGCAAAACTGCCTGTGCTGCTCGGTCGAGCAGTCCGCCCGACTTACGCACCAAATCCGTAGCAGCTACAAGCTTCCGTTCGTAATCGGCATCTTCCGCATAACCGCCTGCCTTCAATGCACGGGCGTAGGCTTGGGCATCAGTTCCTGCGTTCAAAGCGCCCTGATAGCGACGATTGATCAACCCGGCAAAGTCATTCCCGAATGCGTCCGGCGTGTCGTACGCGCGGTATCGATCAACACTCCCGGTCATGTTGTCGGTAGCCGCGACCCCGGCGCCGGAAAGGTCCTTGATGTTTCCAAGGTTGTTCGTGCCAGGAACTACCGATCGGCCCCACCCCGTCTCAAGCCCCCACTGCCCGAGCAAGACGGTTGGGTCGACCCCGATTTGCTTACCAACCGCGGCGGCCTGCGGACCGTACTGCTGCGCGAATTCCTGCGGAGTCGCCATTTCAGTTCCCGAAAATGTCGTTCAGGCTGGGACGCGCGGCGCCAGAGGATGCTGCTCCACCACCCGCAGCATTTGCTTGCGCCGCACCACCCGCCTTGCGCCGGGCACGTTCAAGGCCGCTGGCAACGATGCCGCGCAGGTCCTGAAGCGACTGCAAAAATTCCTTCTCGCTCTGTGCGCGCTCCAGTCGAGCGATAGCCTGAGTAGCCTTTTGACCTTCCACTTCCGTGATCTGGCCGCCTCCCTTGAGGCTTTCGAACGCCTGCAGGAAGGCCTGCCCCTTGATCTGGTCCAGCACAGCGCCAAAGTCGGCGGCGTCGGTTCCTGGCAAAGTGGGCAATACCGAGGAAAGGCCTGTCGCATACTCGCGCCCAGGGTGGTTGATCGCCTTATCGATCACGCCGATGATCTGGTTGGCAGTGGCCTCCGCCTGGCCAAAGCCCTGCTCGTTCTCAACCTGGGCTTTCCCTTGAGCTGTGCCACGCGCCTTGGCTTGAGCGACGTTTCCTTGCGCGTTGGGGTCGACAGTCACCGGGAGAATGCGCTCGCCAGTTTTGGGATCCGTGTAAAACTCGACGCCCTTCGGCCCAGCCCTGAAGAATCCGCTCGCACTTTGCTGCGGGGCGGACCACTTCCCATTGTCCAGCTCAGCAATTTGAGCAGGTGTCATCAACTGCCGAGCCATCGCTGTTCTCCACTGTCCATACGCGGCTGGATCCGAGGGTATCTGACCGAGAATCTGTTGGGCAGTCTGGGGATCCAGCACTCCAAACTGCAAACCACTTTGCACGTAGCTGCGCGCATCATCAGGCGTGAGAGAGGCAGCGATTCCCTGCCGCGCCCAGTCCTGCCGCTGCATGGCCAATTGCACGCCCTGCCGCTGATCCTGCTGGTTCAGGCGCGTCTGCTGGTTTGCCAGCTGTGCGTATGCGGGCACTTGGCTCGGAGCCGCCTGCGCGACTTGGCCCAGCCCACCGGGCGTCAGTTGACCCTGGGCGTCAAAGACCTGTCCTTGGCGCAATACGTCCGCAAGGGCGTTGCGCTCCGCACTGACACGCTGCTGGTCTGCCACGTCCTGTTGGGCGCCTCGCAGCCGCGTGGCGTCGAAGAGTGCATTCGTGTAGTTCTGGATCTGGGGAGCCTGAACAGCAAGAGGAATTCGAGAATCAAGAGCCATGATTTACCACCACCCGTTTACGCCTTGACCGCTGCTTAGGCCTCCCACGCCCGTCGTAGGCGTGAAGGTTCCGCTGTACCCGCTCGTGCCTTGATTTGCCCCTCGGGCGATCGCGCCCTGCAGCGAATTCGTTACTCCACCGAGCGCATTGCTCCAGGCATTTGCCTGCCCAACAGCGCCCGCAGCCGCGGCGTTGCCAGCCTGCAACTGGGTGTCTGCAATCTGGCTGGCAGCATTTCCACCAACGCCGGCCAGGGCATTTGCAGCGTTTTGCCCAACGCCGGTGACGCCCATGAGACGGTTGTAAATGTTGTTTTGGTTCGTGTTGAACGAGTTGAAGCCGGTCAGGTAGTCGTTGTTGTAGCGGCCGTAGGCGTTCTGGTACTCCTGACTCGCGAGCCCGGAGTTGTAGGCGGCCAAGTCCTTCGCCGCGCGCCCAGAGTTCAGGCCGCCGCGCGCCGCGGCCATGCGCTCAATCGCCTGCTCCCCTTGCTGCTGACGAAACGCATAGCCTGGATCGACCTGGAAGTCCTCCATGGAGAACGGCTTATATTCTTTGTATGTGCTCAGCAGCGAACCATACAGCGGGTCGTTCTGCGCGCCGGCCCGAGCGGCCTGCTGCTGTTGTAGGCGCTGTTGGATAGCGGCCTCCAGCCCCGCACTGTCGATTACATCCCGCGTCGACGATTGGTTTCGCCCAATTTCGTACTCCGCGCCCGGGATGAATTGGGCAAATGGCCCCATCTGTTCAAAAATGTTAGGGCGCCGATCCGACGTGCTGCTGGTCTGCTGGGACGTGAACTGCGGCAATAGCTCAGCCCGCAGTTGGTCGTATGTTAGGTTGCTCAACGACTGCCCCGTAGGACTCACACCGCCCAGGCCAAGCCGATACGCGAGCGCATTCATCCCTGCCTGGCCGAATTGGTTGTACGGCTCCAGGTTGCCCCGATTCTGCTCGTAGAACCACTTTTGGGTTTCCTCCGATCGACGAGCAGCATCCCGCTGCGCATCCGCAGCCGAATCAGCTGCATCCGAGCCCGTGATACCTCCAACCACGCTCCCAACTGCTCCAAGTGCGCCGCCCGCCATATGTCACCTATGAAAAAAAGTACCGTCTTGGACGGTGATTTCGCCATCGCCGATGTGAAGGCGAAGCGGGTCCATGCTCAGGATCTGCAATTGGGCATATCCCGCCAGCATGGCCCACGAGTTGTATAGAAGCTGGGCTTTCTGCAAAGTCCCAGCCAGGATCATTTCGACTGCTGCGCCCACATACCGGTCATGGACAGCATCATCGTCATGGCCCGGGGCGCTGCCGCGTTCAACCTCGAGCCGGGTATGGAACCAGTGCCCGCGGCCGGGCAGCTCCTTATCGCAGGCCACCCAATCATGGAATCCCATTCGGTAGTACCGAACGTCCCCCCAACCTTCGCGGGGGCTGTCAAACAGATGCCGGAAGTTCATCTTTTCGGTCAGCCACACCGCCGCCGCGTTCGAAGCAATGATCTTGGTCAGGATTTCCGTGCAATCAGTCTTCGTGAACATCCAATGCGCCGCGGCCTGTGCCGCAGCCAGAGATTTCCGCCCGCGCCCTTTCGGCAGGAAGTTGGTGTGCACCTCGTAGACGCCGTTCGTGTACCAATGGAAGAGGAAACAGCCGTCCTCGTTCGCCAGCACGATGTTGCGCGGTTCGGCCATGAATGCAGCCAAGTCCAGTTCGTCAGGGCCAGGCCCTACGAACGGGCGAACTTCAGGGTGGTTCATCACCGAGTTCACGAACTCGACGTCCCGGCATACGTGCAGCATGATCAGGATCCGGAGGTCTCGTAAGCGCCGCCGGCAATCGTGATCGACGCAGCTGCGCTGGCCAGGGCTTGCAAGGTCATACCAGGAGAAAGCTGCAGCCCGATGGCCTGAGGGGGCACTGCCGTAGCGCGGCCAGGCAGTTCAACCGTGTTGCCGATCATGTTGGCAGCCGACGCCGTGCCGCCGCTCGGCACGCGGTGAAGCGTGAACGAAACGACGCCTGTCGTCGTGTTGGTCAGCGACAGGTTGTTGATCGTGGCCGTGGTGCCGGTTGCCGCCGTGTAATAGGGAGCGGCGCTCGTGGTCAGCTGTGCGGCGGGGATAGGTACGGGGATTCGTTGCATAGCTTCCTCAGCGGGGGATTCGGTTCAAAGTGGGTGCAGCGGTGTAGGTGATGGCCACGCGGTCTCCCGGGGACAACTCGATAAATTGGCCCGCCGGCACTACGCCGACCGGCAGAGTCAGCGAACCGCGGGCGAACGAAATTGCGCTCACCGTTCCGCCAGCCACATGCAGCTCTTCACGCGTCGACGCTGTGTAGGTCATAGGCGACGCGGTGACCGAGATCGCCGCCCCTCCTTGCGGGGGCACATAGCCAGCGGCAAATATCGTCTCAGTCGCAAAGGGGCTGTCCAAGTTCGAGCGGCCAGCGACCATTTCGCCCAGATCAGGCCGAGCTGGCTCGGTGCGCCCGGGCATGCATTGCATTTCGACCGAAACCGCTTGCGCCACCAGGTCCTGAAGCCCGGAAGCTCCAAGCATGCTCAGCGACTCGACGCTCAGCGCCGCGTCCTGCGCGGCCAACGGGCCACCCAGCGGCGGCATGATGTCGCTGTCCGGGGTGATGATGTCGACATCACCGCCCGTACCTCCCACGCGGATCGTGAACTGGCGCAACAAGGCCATGAACTCGCGGGTCGGATAGCCAAGCGCCTCCCCGCCATTCGGCAGCGGCACCCGAATCAGTACCGTGCGCGGATTTGGCAGGTTGATCTGCGTTACCTGCTGGATAGGGTCGGCCATCAGGCGGTCCCTTTCTCGACGTCAGCATATCCGCCCAAGATCACGCGCTTCACGGGATCGGTAATGCTGATCTCGAACACGCGATTGCGCCCGCGGCCCAACCGGTTCCATTTAGCGCGGGCGCCGTACTTGCCGATCGGGCCCATAGACGCCTCGCGCCGGTTGCTGAAAGTGTGACCACCGTCGTCCGAATAGCGCAGCATCATCTTCGGATCTTCACCCTGGCCGGTCGGCAGGCCCACCCCCGCCTCTACGTCGACCTGCAGCGAACCGTAAAACAGGAATTTCTGTTCATCGGCCAACGTCGGCGCCGCGCGCAAGGACAGGATCGCCGCGCCGTCATCGGTGAACGCGTTCAAATCCAGGGCGTACAGGATGCCGTTTTCCCAGTCGCCCACGATGTTCTGACCGTTGAATGCAGCGTGGCAGTTGGCGCGGTGGCGATGCAGCTTGCCGGTACCGGAGTCCAGCCAGGCGCGCTCGGCCCAGGTGCCCGTGGCGGCGTCGAAATGCCAGGTTGCGTCGGCGCTGGGGAAGGTCAACACGTAGAACGTGTGCCCGTCCTGCTGATATGTGAACGCGCGGGCGTCATCGATGCGCGGATAACTCTGCATCGCAAACTCAAGGCCGTGGTCCGACATGCGCGCCGGGTTGTAGTTGGCCGCGCGCCACACGATGCCCTGTCCGTTTTCGTCCTGCCCCAGCCACACGACCGAATTGTCGAACCGCTTCGCACTGGCAGGCGCTACACAGCCGACCTCGATAAAGGCAGTGCCGCTGGCTTCCAGAGGGAAATTCGCGTTCCCCGTGTTTTCATAGATCTGAACTGTGGTTTCTCCGAGTACCCAAAGCTGACGATGGTCGGTCAGGTGCGTGACAATGTTGTCCGGCGCACCCTCGGCGCTGGTGAAGTCGGTGCCGTCCCAGGTGCGACCGTCCCCCAGCGCGCTGATCGAGAACTGCTCGGCGTTCGGCGTCTCAGCCACGAAGTAGCTGTCGATGTAGGAGACGGTGCGCGCACCGGCGGGAAATTCTCCATCGGCGATCCGGCCAAAGCTTGCGTCGGGGTTGTCCCAGATGTAGCCCGACACGCCATCGACCAGCATCAACTGGCTGCTATTGGCCTGGATCGACACATCCCCGGTGCTGGTATCCAGCGTGCCGCGCTCCGTCGCTACCCAAGCCTTCGTGATGGAATACAGCTTGTTGCCGCCCACGACCCACAGTTCGCCCTTGAACACCTCGGCCGCGCGTACTTCACACGGCGCGTTTGGCAGCACCAGCTTGCGCACCAAGCCCGGCGTGCCGATCAGCGCCGCACGGGCGCGACCGTCAGGGCCGCCGGCTTCCAGGTAGAAGTTCACGCAGCGCTGCGCGTTCAGATTCATGCTGCGCGCGCGGTAGGCGGGGCCGACGAATGGGATCTCTACCATGGAATGACCCCCCAATTGCCTGGGCCATAAGGCCAGCGCCAGCCGTAGTCATTGCCCCACGGGTGCGGTCGATCAGGCGTGCCGTACCCGAGGATCCAGCCCATTGCAAGGGTGGTGGGTACACCGTTCACCACGCCCTTGAGCGTGTACCAATTCCGCCAGCACAGACCTACCGGGACGGTGAAGGAGCTGCCGACGGGAATCAGCCCGTCGAAAGGCCCCACCGTCGTCATCGCAAGGTCAGTGACCTGCGCCGGGTCGATCGGCTCTTCGTCACCGTCGCGCTGATACACCTTGACCGTCAGCGTCACCTCGTCGCCCTCATACAGGCGCAGGTCGCGGCGCTTCGCGCCATTCAGAGCAACAGCGATTTCCATCAGAAGTACTCCGCCCGCGTCACGCCCACGTCCGTGAGCGCCACCGCCGCCTCAATCTCGCGCATGCCTGACGACCACAACGATGCGTCAGGCGCACGCTGGAATTCAGGTGCGGCCAAGTAGGCGCCCATGAAAACATACGGCTCTTGGGCATAGGCAGGAACATCGTTCAGCGTCCAACGGAGCAGCCCGCGCGTTTCGAGCGCAGCGTGGACTGCGTCCAGCTTTTGCTCGACCACCTCGATATCAGCCGCGTCGGCGCTTTCGCCGGCAGCAAGGACGGTGAGCTTGCGCAGTACGCGCGGGGCCAGCTCGCGTTTGGTCGCCATTTACGCCGTCGCCTGGTCGTACAGCGCTTGCAGGTCAGCCTTCAGCGCGCCGTCGGGATACGGCACGTCCAGGCCGTCCAATGCAGCTTTCAGTTCTGCGACGGTCTTCGGCTTGGCATCGTCGTGATCGTCTGCGACGGCGCCACCATTGAAGTGACTGTTGGCCGCAAGCTTGCGGAATGCCGGGGTATCCGGGACGTCCACCGGCTTCCCGAGGGGGAAAGTGTGTTCGCCGATCACCAGATCCTGACGCTTCTCGCCAGGGTGGGAGGGGTCGCCCGTAAAGGTAAGTTTGATCGTTTCCATGCAGGTCTCCAAGCGGGCCGACCCGAAGGCCGGCCCGCGGTTGGCTTACGTGTTGCGGGGGACCACCAAGATGTACCCGGCCACATAGCCCGCAGCGCCGGTGGAGGCGGTGCCGGTGTAGATGTCGATGGTGTCGTTGGTGGCCAGGACCAGGGGCGAAGCAGTGGCCGCGTTCGCACGAATGACGGCGCCACTGCCGGCGGCCACGAAATAGTCCGTGTCGCCGCCATAGCCGACGTCAAAGGTCGCCGTACCCGCTCCGCTGGTCACCAGCATCACGTCCAGCACCACCGAGCCGGCCTGGATGACCGGCGACTGGATCACAGTTCCGGAAGGCTGCGCGGCAGTCCAGTCGTAGCGAAACGGGATCGCCTTGACCGATTGGCCATCGCCCACGCCGGGCATGACGTCGCGCGGTTTCGTATCGCCCACGCGGGCGGCATTGACAGTTGCCATGAAAATCTCCTTGAACAGACGAAAAAGGCGCCCTGTGGGCGCCTCGTCTCGTCTCAGTTGGGTCAGGTGTTAGGCGTCAGCCACGGCTGCGGTCAGCACGGAAACAACGCCGTTCTGAACCAGCGTTTGACGGTCTTCCAGGCCGGTGCCGAACATCAGCTTCTCGATGCCCCGGATTTCCTGGATGCCCACGCCATGGCGGAAGCCATAGTCGCGGACGTCCGTGGTCGAGCGAGTGCGTTGCGCCCAAGCCAGGCCCAGGGCACCAGCGCCGCACAGGAAGTTGAAGCCCACATCGATGCCACCGGCGCCCACGCCCGGGATGACGCCGATTTCCGGCACCTCGCGGATGATCACGCCGTCCCAGACCAGATCACCGCCGGTGAACAGCGGGTTGGTGCGCACATTGCGTTCGCGCGCGTCGCGGTTCGCCTGGGTCATTTCCGGAGCGTTCTGCAGGTCCCGGAACGACAGCGCATTCGCGAACATCACGAACCATTCTTGGTCTTCGGTCGTGCGCGTGGGACGGATATGCGGCGTCGCGGTCTGCGCCATGCGCTTAGCCAGGCTGATCAGCTGGGGCGTCAGCTTGTCGGCCGTGTTGTCAATGTTGGCCAGCGATGCGGACCAGTCGTTCCCGGCGTTGTTGCTCTTGGCCGCACCGAACAGCACGCGGTCAGCGTTGGCGGCCAGGAAGGCGTCCTTCTCGGCCTCGGTGGCCTGCTCGTACGGCACCATGATGCCGGCAGCGTTCGGGATGAACTTCAGCGCAGCGGTGATGTCGTCGCGCATCGAATCCAACGACCATTGCTTCAGCGCGCCGCGGGCGGCCTGGCGAATGTCGATCGCGGACTTCTGCTCGTCCCACTCGGTCATGACGACCGCATTACGGCGCGGGGTGACCGCAACCGTCATGGAACGCATGTCCAGTTCGGCCTCGTTGCCTTCCAGCACCGTGTTGCCACGGACGCCGCCGCCGATGGTGCGCACAGCCGCGAAGGTGACCCGATCACCCGGTTTGCGGGACAGATCTTCCTTGGTGCGGAAGATCGATGATTCGCCGGTACCCATGAAGCGGCGGTAACGGTTCTCGCGGACGTATTCCTCGAAGTATTCCGAGTCCCAAATCTGCGGGGTAAGCCCCGCGCGTGCGGTAGTTTCAGCCATTTACGGCTCCTTTATTTGAAGATGTCGTCGAACGGCCGTGGCCCAGTAAACGCCGCAGCGGATCTGCCAGCGGTCGATCGGGCGGTGGCCAGGGAAGTGGGCAAAGCTGCGGCGGGCGCAGGGGTCGGAGCGGGCTGGGCAGTCGCGTCCGGTTGCGCTTGCATTTCGGCCAAAAGTTCCTGGCGCAAGCGCTCCTTGTATGCCGCAGGGTCGTCGCCGATCTCCCGCATCGCGAGCAAGCGCGCGCCCTGCTGGTAGACGTATTCCCAGGGGTGGCGCTGGTTCAGAAGCTCGGCCCCCATGGCCGGATTCTTCGCAGCGGCGGCTTCCCAGGCAGCGAGCTTTTCGTCCATGTCGGCATGCTTTTCGCGTGCAAGCAATTCCGACGTGTGCAAACGCTCGTTGAAGGCGAATTCCTGCGGTGTCATCTCGCGTTGAGGTTGCGGCGGCTGCTGGGGCGCATGCTGACGCGCCTCCAACTGCTTGATCTGCTCCTCGTAGCGGATAGCCTTTTCCTTCCAGTCCGTCTTTTCCTTGCGTACTGCCTCAAGCGCGGCAAGCGGGACATTCTTTTCATTTCCAGGGGCTGGCGGCTCCCCAGTCGCCGGATCGGCAGATGCCGGTTCCTGCGCTTCGCCCTTCGGAGCTTCCTGCGGTTCAGCTTGCGGTTCCGGCGCCGTGGTGGGCGCTGGTTCAGCTTGCGGTTCTGCGGGTTGCTTACCGTCGAAAATAGTCTCGAAGTCCTGATCACTCATTGCGCTCTACCTTCACGCCCGATTCAGCCCGGCGGCAGCTTTAACGCCCGAATTCCCCGGCGGCGGAATAAAAAAACCGCCCGAAGGCGGCTGTGAAACTGGGACTCGTCAGATGCTGACGCTTCCCCTGAATTCTGGGGCGGTTGGCATCGTGACTAGCAGCGCAGTCTCGACTTCAGTCTGCTGCGCTTGTGCGTTGGTCTTCCGGATGTCTGCGACGTCTTTGGCGACGGACACTTGCTGCGCCATCGGGTCGACCGGCTGCTGCTGGTCGGGCTTCATGACGGCCATGCGGCGCGTCTCGGCGTCGGTGGCCTTGATAGCCAGATCTGCTTGCTTTTCTCGCAGTTGCTGCTGCATCTGCTGCATGGCTTCGCCCTGCTTCTGGAGCTGCTGCTGCATCGCCTGAATCTGTTGCTGAACCTGGGGCGGCAATTGGTTTCCGGCCTCCATTTCGTCCAGGATTTGGTCCTTGTTGCGCAGGCTCGACGCCTGGATGATGGCTTTGGGCGGGATGGGCACGCCGGACTGAGCCAACTGGGCAAGCTGCTCGAACTGTTCCCCCTGCAGAGTGGCCAGGTCGGGGCCCTCTTCGATGACGATGTCCACATCCAGGCCGCTTACATCGTTTTCCACCGCCACAGGCTGCTCGAGCAGCGCCGGGTCTTGGGGAGGTAGGCCGAACTGCTGCGCGGCCAGCATGAGGGCCTGCTCCTGCATCTGGGGCGGAAGCTGGGCCAAACGGTCCTTTACGGTCACCGTCTTGTTCAAGCCGACCCATTTGATGTTTCGTTCGTCGTCCGTGACCCGAACCCACTTTTCGTCAGTCCAGAACTGCTTGATGCGCAGCCACACCGCCTCGTAAACGTCGCGCGTCCACTGGCGCAGCTCGTCCACGGTAGGCTCGACCTCAATACTTCCGGCCTGCTGCTGGGATTGGATAGCTCGGCCCGATAGCTGGCGCTGATCCTTGCCTGCCAAGGAGGCATTAGGCCCGCTTGCCTGCATTTCAGCGGTGACCTGCTGCAGTAGCTGCATCTGGCCCGCGGCCATATCTCCAGTGGGCAGAATGCCGAAGTTCTGGCCGAACGTGGCCCCACCATTCAATTCGACGTGACCATCAGGGCGCGCGAGCTCGCGCTTGGCCTTCGCCACATCCTTGACGGCTTCCTGCGTGCCATAGGTCTGACGCTGGTTCAGCAGATGCAGGGCTTTGGAGCGGCGCTTATTGATTTCGTCTTGCGTGTCGATCCAGTCGCTGACCGCGCCGTATCGATTGTTTTCGCGGTCGATGTAGCAGGACCGCATGATCAGAGAGGGGGTTGGCTGCCCGTACTTGTCTACATAGGGGGAGACTTGCGGGTCAACTAAGAACCCGCCGCGCGTGAACGTGGCCACCATCCAGGTGCCGTCGGCATCCTGGTAATGCATCTGGACGATGCGCACGCGCGTGCGCCGGTTGTCCGACCACATGCCGTCCTTAGGGCGGTCGTCGTAGGTTTCCGACATGGCGCCGGTCGCCAGGGAAGCCTCGATGGCATCCTCCCGGTCCGGGTAGGTGGCCATCGCGTCGGCTTTGTCCATCCAGATGACGATCCCGCGATAACGCGCATCAGAGAAGTCCGATTTGCGGCTGTGCGGGTCGTACACCAGGCGATCCCAGGGGACATACTGTACTGAGACGATCACATCGCCATTCGGAGCCTCTTCGACGACAATATCGGCGCCGCCGTACCCCTCTATCATCATGTTTTCGTAGACCGACGAGCGCACAACGTCGAAATCGTTCTCGTCTGCCACGAAGCGCAGCGCGTCGGTGGCGGCGTTGGCGCCCTGCTCGTCCTGCGGGTTGCGCGGGAATGCCTTGGGGTCAGTGCGGGAGCGTCGCTCCAAGCCGCGCAGGATCTCGATCTTGCGTTTGATGTAGTTGACGACTACGGGAGGCTGCCCGCGCTTTTTCAGCGCGGCGATTTCCTCGGTGGTGAGCTGCTTGCCGTCGTAGTAATCGCGGTTGCGCTCAGCGCGCAGGCGGGCGTCGCGCGTTCCATCCTCGGCCGCCTCAAAATCGCGGACGAGCCGGTCCAAGTGGTGATCGTACTGACCGCCGGACGTGGCTAGGGCCGCATCGGGCACATATTCACCGTCCAAGGTTGCCAATCTCACGTTCATGCCACTTTCCAGTCAAATTCATCAGGGTCTGATGCGCCGAATGCGCGGTCCCACCTGTCTTGCGCCTTTGGTTGCGCCTTAGCGCTCACCACCGCAGGATGCGCTTCGTCTAGCGCGCGTCCGATCATCGACGCCGTGTCGACGTCGTCGTCGTTCTTCCCAGTGGGGAACTTCAGGAATTCGCTGATCTCCGCGCCAGGCTCAAACCAAACCCGGCCCATTGCCATACGAGCCTGGAAGCCGCGTGCACGGCTTGGCTTGTCCGATACGCTGGGCAGCCATTCCATACGGCAAAACACGTTCCGCTCTCGCATACGGCGGGTTAGCATCGGTTCGACTGCCTTCTGGATCACCCCAGCCTCACCAAACCAGGCAAAGGGGCGCCATTCCTGAATCAAATCGAGCTTTCGCTCTATCCATTCATCAGCAGATGTCTGGCCGCGCCATCCGCCGAGCCGGTAGATGTCACCAGATGGGTCTACTCCCCATACCCGGTGAACCGTGTAATCCCCGCCGCCATCCGTCACCGCGTAATCGCTGGTGCCATAGATGGCCAAATCGCGGGGCTTCTCCTTCCATTCCTTGAACCAATCGCGGCGGAAATAACTGCCGTCGTCGGGCGCCGGATCCTGCTGGTAGAGAGCATTCCAATCCCGCTCAGGTAGCACAGCCTTGATCTGCAACAGCCGCTCGATCGGGTAGTCTTCCTGCCAAAGAGCGCGGCCGGCACCGTCAATAGCGGGAAGGCTAAGAACGTCCCACTTGTCCCCACCATGCTCCTGCTGCTCTAGCAGACGGCCAGAAAGGTCGTCTTCGTGCCACCGGGTGTTAATGAGGACAATCGCCCCGCCTGGCATCAACCGCGTGTATGCGGTCGACGTGTACCAATCCCACACCCGGCGCCTGCGGAGTTCGCTGTCAGCCTCTTCCCGGTCTTTGAACGGGTCATCGATCAGAAAGATGTGTGCGCCGCGACCAGTTACTGCGGTCCCTACCCCTGCTGCCACGTACATGCCGCCACCGCTGGTATGCCAACGGTTCGCAGCCTTGGAGTCAGCAGCCAGCGATACCTTGTAGAGAGCGCTGAATTCCTGCTCTGCGACGATGTTTCGAACTTCTCGGCCAAAGTCGCCGGCCAGATCGCCGTTGTAGCTAGCGGCGATGATCTGCTTGTCGGGGTTTCGCCCCAAGTACCACGCAGGGAAGCGGCGCGATGCGAGCTCAGACTTTCCGTGCCGGGGTGGCATGCAGATCATCAGGCGCTTGCAGTCTCCGCGCTCCACAGCTTCCAATGCCCGCGCTATCTCCTGGTGGTGCTGCGCAGGCCGGTACGATGGCAACGTGTATTTCGTGAACTCAACCAATCCATCCCGCGCCCTACGCCGGGCCAGCAGCTCAGCGGCTGCTGCTTGCGGCGATGGAAGCGAGTTGGTCATCGGTCAGCTCTACTGCTGCTACCTTGATTGGCGGCAAGTCGTCAGCGCCGCCGATGGGTTGGGATGCCTTCCCATAGCCGCGCTCGATCAGCTCTTTCGCCGCCGCTACTCTCGCCTGCGGTGGGGTGTCAACGTTGCGCATGATGCTGGCCAGCGTGTCGATAGCCTCTTCGCCATAGTTCTGCGCCAGCGCTTTAATGTCTGCCGTCACCCGATTCGGGATGCCGGGTTTACGTCCGGCCCCGGGGCGCGCTCCGCCTCGTGCCATTTGATTTCCTTTGATTTTCTTTCAGTGCCCGCGCCAGAACCTGATGGCTTTCACCACCGGGAAAGCGAGGGCGCAGACCGCAATCGAGATGCACACCGCGATTGCTGCGATGTAGGCGAGAAATACCAGAATCTCTTGCATGTCTGCTCTCGGTAGATCACGAGTATTAGGCTGCCGCCTGCAAAGGATCAACGCCTACGAACAGGAGGGACCAGGGCTTGAAGCGCGTTCCCGAGGCGGCAGTCTGATACTCGCGGAAATGAAAAAGCCCCAGCGCGCATTGATATCCGCCGGGGCTTGGTGGGTTCCCTAACTTGTAGCCCGTCGTCAAAGCGGAAGAACCCAAACCCGCGAAGCACATTGGCGCTCTACAAGCGGCCGCACAAGTGACACTTACACAGCCTGCACGTAATACTCTAAATACATCCGGACAGTTCCGCTAGGTGTCCGGACAATTTAGTCTCGTAGCCTGTTGCGTAGCTGCCCCCCATCGTGTGCGATAGCTGCTTGTGGGCGTATTCCAGGGTTTCGTAGTAAGCGGTGCGAGTGGTGCGCAGCAGATCCACCTTCCGCTTGACCGGCCCAGCCCACACATAGTGCGCGGTGATGATGACGCGCATGTCCGGGTGCAGATGGTTGATAGCGGCGTCGATTCTCAACATATCGCCATCGGCTGCGCATGCCTCAGGGCCACTGTATCCCCAGCCGTCGTGGTCTACGCGTTCTTTGGAGAATGCCGCGGCGGTCGGATAGCCCAGGGCGCGATCCTTCCGAATGTCCTGGCGATGTCCCCAGTCGGACAGGAGAATTTCAAGGTTGGTTCGCATTGGGGTTCCCTCCATGCATGGGGCTGGGATAGGCAAGCCGTAGCTTTCCCATCCAATCAATCGAAGAACTTGCAAGCCGGGAGCGGTACCAATCACTGTATGCAGCTTGAGGGGTTATGCCGTAGCCGCATGACCGAAATGAAGCGCATACCCATCCCATAACGCACGTTTGGGGAAAGTGACGCTGCACGATCATGCTCCGTTTTATTCTGGGCTTATCCATCCCACCCCTCCATATACCGGAAGTTGCTGACGTTGCTCGATAGCGTTACCGGGCGCGGGAGGCCCTTTAGCTTCTCGGCTACCTGGCGCATCTGCATGTTGGGGACGTATGCCCGCGCTTGCATGGGCTTGATCTCGCTGGGCTTGGTGGCTTGTTTCATCAGAATTCCTCTACTTGCCAGCCGCCGCCATCGCGCTTTGCGCGGGCCTTCACGGCGATGAACTTGAACGGGTACATGTCCGCAGCGATCTTGATCTTGGCCCGCGCATCGTCCTGCCAGAACCCCTTCACCTCATGGAGTTCGATTTGACCGTCGGGCGCCATCACCGCGAAATCCGGCGTGTAGAACGTGTTATCAGCCAGGCGGAACTTCATCCCCTCGAACTTATGCCAGAGGATGCCGCCCACGGCCTGGAGCTGGCCAAGGTAGTCGGCATAGGCTTGCTCGGTCTTGTTTAGCTGGCCGGTCTTGAGGCGACCTAGGGCGTAGGAGCGGTTCATACCGGCGCCTCCGGCTTCTTCATGACCAAGGCTCTGGCTAGTTGCTTCTCAGCGCTCCTCAGTTCTTTCCTGGCTCGGCCCACGGATTCCTTGCGCTTTTGCACCACAAACTGGTGGGCCTCTTCCCAAGTTTGGAAAGCAGCGTTACTGAGGGCGAACATCCTCGGGTTACGATCTTCGAACGCGGACAGCTTCCGATAGCTGATGTGGCATGTATGGAAAGAAGCGACGAAGTACTTTGGCTTTGCCGCGCTCATGCCGCCACCTGCGCCCGCAGCACGCGGAAAGGGTCGACCGAGTTCGGGTTCCATCCAGCGCGCAATGTACGAACCAGTTCATCAGCCATGGCAACGGCACGCTTGCGCTCATAGACGTTAATCATGGGCTGCGGCTTCTCTTCGTCCTCAACATCGACCCATTGGTAGATCGCCGCACGTCCTGATCCAGTACCTTTGCGCTCCCCTGTCTGCTCGACGTGGCCCTGGCACATCAATCTGCGGATTACGCCGTCCGCTCTGCGCTGATCCAATCCGATCAGTTCTCCGACCTCTTTGATCGTGTGGGGGCCATAGATGCGCAGGCAATTGACAATCGCCACGCCCCATTTGTCGTGAGTTGCAAAGCTCATGATTCCTCTCCTTTCGCCTTCTTGAGCATCGCCGCGATGGTCGGCGACGGTTGTTCGCCCTTGGCAATGCGTTCGTCCCATTTCGCACTCCAGCGCCGCGGATTCTTCCCGGTCTGGTCCAGTGCCTTGTCGGCGCCCATCTTCTTCAAAGCTTCAGCTGCCTCTTCCTTCGTCGCCACCGTTTGGCCCGGAGCCGGTAGAGCCGTTCTAGGCTCCGGAATGGGTGGGTGGCTACCCTTCCCTAGCTCCTCCGAAAAAGTCTTCTCCCAGCGGCCTTTAATCGAGCCGTAGGTGCTGTTCAACAGGTCTACCGAGCTCACCGAGATAGCTGCCCAGTAAATCGAGGGGTGCGACCAATGCCCCATTTCTCCCCGGCGCCGGCACGACAGGCCGTGCACCGCTTCGTGGTACGCAACCTCCGGCGACATCCACGGCCGGCACAGGCGCATGAATTCGGGCAGGCTGGGCGGCCATTCACGCTGTTTGCAGGCTTGCAGGCCGGTGGCGATCTCGTCGCCAGAGAATCCCGCCAGGTCTTCAGCCCACACCTCGTGCATCGCCGCATCAGGGACCGATCCCCACATCTTCGGCAGCTTGTCGCCGTACATCGCGGCAAAGCGCTGGAAGAGTTTCTTTATCCAGGGCATCGGCAAGCCCTGTGGTACGTCAAACCGGTTGGCCAGTGCTTGCATCGAAAGTCCCCATGTCTCGCATTTCGGGTTGCGGATCGCTCCACAGGTTTTTCATCCAATCGTTGTTCTTCTGCGTTTGGGTCGGCTCTCTCGGCTGGCGCTTTGGCGCAGATGACCTCAGCACGCGCTGCATGTAGCCGACCGGTTCCAGCACCTGTTCGTCAGCACATGCCTGGATGGCGGCCAAGATCGATTCCTCGGGGAAGTCACGGCAGAACGAGCCAAGCAACGTCCTGGCCTGTTTTTCAACGAGACCGGCAGTTGTTAGCAAGGGAAGGCCACGAGCAAAAATCTGCTCCTTGGCGGTTGTCGGGCGAGACGGCTTGCCGTCCGCGACAGCGGCTTGGTTTGAATCAGGAATCAGTGAATCAGGAATCAGTGAATCAGGGGGATTTCCACCGTCTTGCTTTCGTTCATTAACGGTTGCTTCACCGTTATTGCTTGGAAGCGTGCTTGCCTTCTCTGTGTGGTGCGGGCTCTGGTGCCTAGAGAAATTGCACACCATGATGACCTTCACACCCTCTGCCTCATAGCGTTCAATGAAGCCGTTTTCAGCCAACAGAGACAGCCCTTGCTCAACGTCCACGTTGTCGGCTGGGAAGATTTCCATCTTTATTTTCTTGGGCCGGTCTTCCAACTTCCCGTCTCTATCCGCCAATGTCCAGAGTCCAACGAACAAAAGACGGTGTTCGAACGGGAGTTCCACCAAAGTGTCGTTCTTGAAGAACCCAGGCTTAATGTTTCTTGCGCGTGCCATTACGCTGCCTCCAGCATTCCAGCAGCTGCTAGGGCTGCGTCAGGGGCCACATGCCCGCGGGCCTGCAGCACCTCGATAGCGGATATCAGCAAGTCGCGCTGGCGTCCGTACTCCGATTCAAAGCGGGCCTTCCAGGGGTGCACAGCAATCAATCCAGGGGCTCCGGTGCCGTCTTGATGATGGCCGGCGCAGAGCGGCAGAACGAGCCAATGCGCGTCCGGCTTCGTGCGCCCGTCGATGTGATGGATCAGGACATTGAAGTTGCCAATGCCATCCATACGGCAGGCCACGCAGCCGACATCACGGCACAGCGCGTCATGGAACCGCTTCTGAGCGGCTGAGGGAGATTTGCCTTTCATGACATAACCCCGCACCAAACCAACACAGCCGCGGCATAAGTCACGGAGCAGAAAACCCATGACAACCACTTGGGCAATAACGAGGCGCCATAAATCGCCGACAGAACGATCAAGAACCAAAATTTGAAATCGGTGCTCATACCCACCCCGGGATGTGCGGCTCATCGGTCCACTGAACGCTGTTCATGGCACCGAATGCCTGGATGCTTTCGATCAGTTCGGCCATGTCCTTGACGCTGATAGTCCGGGTTTGCTGGCCAAGAGAAACAACGCCCTTGCCATCCAAAGACGGCACCAGCTGCATACGGTCGGTTTCGCGCATCCAGGAATCGACAAGCAGGCGCTTCCAGTCTTCAACGCCCAGCTTGCGATTCATCCAGGTCATCTGCGCCGCGATGTCCGCGCACATGGCGTGCAATTTGGCGTTCTGGTTCAGACTGCGGTTCGGCTCCTGGATAGCCACATAGTGACCGTCAGGGGCGTTCAGGACAGCCTGGATCAGCATCTGGCGGGTTGCCGGCGTGACACGGATGCGCGACTTGTTCATCGCTAGGCCTCGTCTTCGCTCTCGACTTCGGCCAGCAACCAGTTCGCGGCCCATCGCTTCAGGACCTTCTGGTCGTGCGGCGTAGTCACAACGGAGTTCTTCGGCGACACCTGAAGACCGACGGAAGCCAGCATCAAGCAATACTGATAAAGGCCCTCTTTCATGCGACTCATTGTGCTTGGATCAATACCAGCCAATTCCGCTGCACGGACCTGCGTGACGTGTGCAAGCCGCCTCAATATTTCCGACTCAGTTCTTGCGGCTAACTTGCGGGTGATTTCCTGCCGGTCGGCAGATACTGGTTGCGTACTCATCGTGTACATCCTGTCAATGAGAGAGAAAAAGAACGTGACTGAAACCGAAACCCTGCTGACCAAAGCTCAAGACATCGCCCTGCGCGCCTTCGAAGAACCCAGCGAAAGCGCCGTGATGGACATCTTTCGTAGGCTCTGCTGCGAGCAAGACGAGGCTCGTATGAGCCGGGACGTGGGAATGGGGGTTGTGCATTGAACTCATCGCACCAACTCGGGCCAGATGCGCGCCCAATCATCTGGGCGGAGATCTGCTCGGGAGATTTCCCCGTGGGTGACCCGCTCGATATCTACGCAGCGCTCGATAGGAATCGGACGCCTACCGCTGATCCACTGCCAGGCCATGGATTGAGTGACGCCCACGGCGCTAGCAAATGCAGCCTGGGTCGTGCCGGTCTTTTGGAGGTATTGGGCGATGTTCATGGCCCAATACTAGCAACGCTAGTTCTAGGAGTCAATAGCAATGCGAGTTGCGCAGCTTACTAGCGTTGCTACATTGCCGCACATGGCAAAAGCATCACCACAAATCGAGCAATGGCAGCTTGAGGACGCTCGGCGTCTAAAAGAGCTGTTCAAGAAACACGCTCGCCTGAACCAAACAGAGTTCGGGGTTAGGTATGAGATTGGCAACCAGGGCTACGTGTGGCAGCTTATGAACGGCCGTCGCCCGTTGAACATCGATACGGTCAAGAAGTTTGCCGATGGCCTGGGATGCTCTATCGATGAGATCAGCCCTACCTTGGCCAAGAGAGTGTCCGAGGCATCCAATCACCTCTCCACTTCCGGTGATGGCTCTGAATTCGTTCCCATACGTCGGCTAGATGTTCGTCTTTCGGCTGGCCATGGTCGGCTAGTGACATCCGAGGACGAACTTTCCCGCCTTTCGTTTAGGGCAGACTTCTTACGTTCCGTAGGGGCTTCCCCGGACCAAACTGTTTCAGTTTCGGTGAAGGGTGACAGCATGGAACCCCTCATACCAGACGGCGCAACAATTCTCGTTAACAGGGGTAGCACGTCCGTAGTCAACGGCAAGGTCTATGCATTCAGATCTCACGGAGATCTTCTTGTAAAGCGGCTTTATAGGGGGAACGGCGGCTTCATTGCCAGATCCGAAAACCCTGCAGGCGGTTATCCAGATCTTCACCTAGATGAAGCAGACCCCGACATAGAAGTTATAGGGCGAGCCTTCTGGGTCGGGTTCAAACTCTAGGAGGGATTTAGCGGTGGCGAATTATCGTTCTTACGCAAGCGGCCAGAACTACCTGGAGCCAGGGTCGTTGGAGGCTATCAGGGCAGATTCGAAACGCATTCCAGAGCGGACATGGTCCTGGGTGGCCATGTTTGCGTTCGGTGGGTTGGCGTGGTCGTGGACGCGCAATGAAGCAGCGTCGATTTTGTTCGCTATTTTGGGCTGGGGCATGGTCGCCGTGTTCTATCGAGTCGAGCGTTTGCATTTCCAACAGCAGTTCCGTGAAGAGTACACACGCGCAATTGTTCGAGAAGTAGCGGCCGAAATATCCTTTGATTTGGAGCGCCTGCGGTCTGACATCGACCCACTTCTTTCACCTCATCGACGCGACTACCACGATCCAACGCGAGACGCTTGA